ACCCAGTTAATAATATTTTTAATACCGTCCCACATTCGTCCAAAGACACCGACGGTGTTATCGCGAATAGACTCGAACACCCCGGTAAAAAACTCCGCGAAGGCCGATACTTTATCCCCCACAAACATGAAGGCTGCAACCAGCGCATCACCAATTTCGTCACGGAACTTGTATGCGAGAGCTATCACGCCAGCGATTGCAGCTCCGATTAGGATAAACGGAGCTGCTGGGCCGGCCACCAAGGCGGTGATTGCCACCTTGATAGTGGTGAACACAGGAGCAAGGGCGCTCATTGCTGTCATCACCTTACCAATAATGCCTACAAGCGGACCGATGGAGGCCACCAAACCCCCGACCAAAACGATGGTATTCTTACTAGCCGGGCTCAAATTGTTTAACCATTCTGCAAACTGTCCAACCTTTTCGGTTACCTTGAGCAACGGCGGCAACAGGATTTCTCCAAACGTTATTGCCACGTCGTTGAGTTGGTTACGCATAATCTTTAGTTTTGATTCCGTGGTTCCATACCGTTGCTCGGCCTCTTCGGCCAAGGCCACGTTGTCTCGCCATGCCTGTGTGCCAAGCGCGATTGACTCGGCAAAAAGGTCGCCAGCACCCGCTGCACGAAGCAAGGCGTCACGCATACGGACCTCTGTGATTCCGATATCATCAAGAACCTTGATTGCACTCATGCCCTGCGACTCGGCACCTTGGAGACCGCTTATAAATGCGATCAAGGCCTGGGAGGCGTCCTCGCGAAATGCACGAGCAAACTGATTCGTTGTCATTCCGGCCACGCTGGCAAAATTCTCTAGGTTCTCTCCGCCCGTTTCGGTAGCTAACTGCATTTCGATCATGACTTTACTAAACGCTGAACCGCCCGCTTCGGCGGCAATGCCCACAGAGCTGAGAGAACCAGCAAAACCGAGAATCTCCGCTTCGGTCATACCTATCTGGCTACCAGCACCAGCCAGTCTCAGGCCCATCTCCACGATCTCCGCTTCCGTGGTGGCCAAGTTATTGCCAAGGGCTACGATTGTAGAACCCAACTTATCAAACTCCGTTTGGGGCATTTGGGTAATATTAGCAAGCCTAGCGAGATTTGTAGCGGCAGTATCAGCGCTCATGTTTGTGCTCTCGCCCAGGTCAATCATGGTCCTGGTAAACGATAGTATATGTTCGTTGGCGATACCAAGTTGACCTGCTGCCTCGCTAACACCTGCGATTTCGACTGCTGACGCCGGAAGTTCTTTGGCCATCGCTCGAATGCCCTCTGATAAAGCGGAGAACTCTTCCTCGGTCGCGTCTACGGTTTTGCGGACTCCAGCAAAGGCAGACTCGAAGTCAATGGCCGACTTGGCAGACAAAGCGCCCAGAGCCACGACGGGTGCAGTAACCTTGGTACTCCATGACTTGCCAAGGTTTTCCAGTTTTTTGCCTGTGTCAGCAAACGTCTTGGAGGTTTCCTCCATTTTTCGTTTGAACTCATCAACATTGGCGCCAACAACAACGAATAATCGTCCCAGTTCTGCCACTATCTGCGACCTCCTTTTCTGACAGTAGTGCCTCCGTAAATCTCATTTAAAATATGCAAGATGTGTAACTGTTCCTTTACCGTCTGAGGCGGTTTGGGTTCTGGTGGCAAGAAATCCGCTGGTTCTACTGGAGGATCCGGCTTGAGTAGTACATTGATCAAGGTACAAGTAGTAAGGAGAGCACGATAGTCGGCTCTCCTTTCCTGCTGTTCAAATCGTTTCATCAACGCATTAAACTCATTCATGCCTAATCCCCAGAACTCTGCCTCGGATAACCCTAAATCAAAACGCCCGATGGCCCACCTTTGTAACCATACGGGCGCTAGACGTTTTTTGTCATCAGCTCTTCAAGGGCTGCTTGCACGCGACTCAGATTGCCGATGTGAATCATTGCACCGACATCGTGCGGCGTTAGATCTGGGTCTTCGTGCAATAACGTTGCCCAAATCAAATACTTCATCGTGACAGTGTCTACGCCATCACCTAGATCGGACAGCGACTTGCCACTCACTTTTTCGAACTCTTCGAGAGCGTTCAAATCTAACTTCAGTCTACGCTCTCTATCGAGTACGATGGTCACAAACGGAGTATTTTTATCTGCCACCTCTAACTACCTCCCGCCAAAATAACGTCTGGTGCATTAGACCACTCTGTACCTGTGTACTTGCCGGATACCGATATTTTGATTTTGTCCTGTAACACACCCGCAGGCGTTAGACCTCCTGCATTTACGATTAAATCGTTAATCTCGCTTGCTCCGTATTCTGTGTCGGCAACCAAAGTAACGGTCAAGGTAGTCCCGCTCCACGCCGCGCCGACTACACCTGTATCAAATTCGATGGTGATATCGTTATAATCCTCACCATAACCGCCTACAATTGTTACCAAATTACCCGCAACAACAGTAAGACCTCTTGCGACACCTCCGCTCTCCTCGTCGACGCCTAACACATCCACACCGTCAATCATCAGCTGGGGCATACCAGACACACGAATAGAAGCGTTAAACGGAATTTTTCCCTCGGCTAGTTCACCCATGTTCAAACTTTGTACTAATCCCTCAAACTTCCATTCCGCAATATCGTCTGGTAACTTAATAGACATCGGTACGCGTTCAGCACTTTTAAATAGACTAATTACCTTTTGCTGACCAGGGTCTTCAGCTACAAAGTTCCCGGAAATAGGAAGAGTACCAGACCGCATCAAGGTCATGATAAATTCTTCATGCCCACCGGGGGAATCGTGATTTGTTACATCTTCCTCATCTCTCGTAAGCTGCGGGGTCCCGATGTTTTGCAGTTCTGCAACCCTTGTCCCATCAGCCCAAAACTGACTGCCGTGGGCCCACTTAGCCCTCGTAAATTGAGTTGTCATTTTTAATCCTCCTCATATTGGATAGTCAAATCTATAGCCTTATGGAAAAGGCCTGTGTCGTCTTCGTAATCATCAAACTCAGTTTCAATTGTGACTTGGGCAATAAAAATACCACCTTTGCCCCGGCGGACTCCGATGGTTTCGTTTTGCACTTGCTCCAAAATTATTATAGTTTCCCGAGAGAGTTGTTCAGTTTCAGTGTCTGACTTCGCAAACCAATCAATCTGCACCCTGGCTTCCGCTAATCCATCCCGGCCATCGTGGGTGCGTTCCCTTGTGTTGCCTATAACGGTAATTATCCCGTAAGGTGGGGGGGTCTTAGACGGCGCTCGTATGAAATAGATGTTATTTATACTAAGTTTTTCAATCAGATACCACCTTAATGCTTGCTTTATGTCATTCACTTAGCCCCCTCCTCGATTAATCTTTTAATGCCGTCTATTACGTGATTCACCACTTCGTTTTCTTTTGTTTGCAAGGATCGCCGTACAAAAGGCTTTGCTGGCATGTCCCCGACTTCTTTCCCGAAAAAGCGCCCAGTCTTAGCATCATAAAGGACCCGTTTTTCTTTAACCCGCCTAGTGCTGGTGCCGAATTCCACCAGGTGCGCATGAGGGGCCTTCTTGCGATCTACACCGGCGATGCTGGGAGCGGGTCTATCCCCATCGCGCTTTAACTTGACTGTGCGAATAGCGGCCTTCAGGTTGCCTGTGGGGCCTTCGGGGGCCTGTCTTTCCATTTCGGCGGCCATAATTTTTGCACCACTATGGGTTATGGGTTCGACCCTGTCCGCATCCAAGGATCCAGTGAGTTTCTCAAATTTTTTGTTGAGTTCAGTCAACCCATGAATCTCGACCCTCACAGCTGTACCTCCTTATAGGCAATACGCATTTCCTTACGCTTTTCTTCAATGTCCCGAATCCAAAGCACTTCAAAAACCCGTCCTCTGAGTTTAACCCTTAGCGGCCTTTCACGAGATAGCTCTAAAAGCCCGGGTTGCCAGCGGGTCTTGATAACACCTTCAACCTCAGCATTTTCTTGCTTGGCCCGGTAATAGACCCTCCCATCCTCTGGGAAAACAGCTGCCCAAATCGAGCGCCATTTATACCAGGCCAGGGTCTTTTCGCCGCGGTTGTTCGTGCGCCAAACCCCCTTTAAGATTGTTACTCGATGCCTCATGCTGCCAATGTGCATTTATGTCACCCCAAACATTCGATAACTTTGCAGAAGATAATCAGCGGCAAACGGTGTTTTCATGATGTTGTGACCCATGGGCAGGATCGCCTGGCGGTTCTCATAGTAATGAGCCACCATAAGCTTTTGCCAAAGCAGATATTCGTCCGGAGGTGTCTCGTAGCCAGCTCTATAGACTATTGACGTTTTCTTTACGGGAACAGTGAACATGGTCTTCATAATTATGGAGCCTGGTTCCTCAACAAAGTGAACATCGTAGTCAATTCCATCTAGAATCACTACATCTCCGTCACCAAGTGTGCAAGTAACGGATTCAACGTCGACTAGCGGCGGCTTGGGAAGTGTCACGTATTTAGAAAACCCACTTACGACCAACTCCAGCGTTTGCACTTCAAAGGCCCTCCCACACAGAGTGGTTTCGGCATACTCTCTTGTTGCTCCGATCAACGTTTTTATTAACCGGTCGTCCTCATCGTGTTCTACGCGCAAGTGCAGTTTTATCGCATCCAATTTTTCCTCTGTAATCTCTGGTGGTTCCACCACTTTTAACATGCAATCACCTCCACAAAAAAGAGCCCCCGCGAAGAGACTCTTCTTGACATATGACTTTAAGGAAACACTCTGCCGTAAAAGTGTTCAACATTTTTTGGGTTTGTTTGGGCATAAACTTGCGTGGTCTTTACACTGGAATGCCCTAGCATATATTTGTACAAACTGTAACTATATAGTTCATTGGCTTACCTGCGACGTAATTGTTACGACCCCGTCCTCGTTTCGTTTCTCGATTACGACATAAACAACCTCTATACCGTCGTCCCGCACCCGGCTGAAAATATCGCCAACGGATAGATCCACCATAAGTTATCACCTCCTAAATCGATGTATACCATACTTCCAATCGTCTTAGCTGCGGATTGGACACCGGTCGATCGGTGGTGTTAGAAATCTCAACGACCAGAGGCGCATTTGGAGAAAAACTAAATTTAGAGCAATGGGATAGATAGCCGCCAATATCTTCTATTCTCGGTAGTGCTATCTGTGTGTTTGCTTCGATTCCACTTGGTTGGATGGTCAGTATCTTCCGCGTAGACACAAGCTCCACGCTTACCAACCTCACTATCCGGCTCATAAAGTCAAGGTCTCCAGCACCAACGTGCACATCCATCCGGAGATCCCCCGTGGTGGGCGAACCCTCCGTCCGGATGTTGCTAAATACTCCTACCAATCGGCTTGGTTTATCCGGGGTTATAATGTTTGTTTGCACTTGCCCCGCTCCGATAGTTGCTATCGTTATCACTTTCCGTATGACTTTAGCGCCAGATAGTTGGACTTTTTGATTGCCATCTGTCATGGCAGTTTTCATCAAAGCGATGTCGGCCTTGAGTGAGGCAATGTCATTCACTATGGGCCTTCCTTCGCTGTCCACCTTTACCGGAATCCAGGCTTCTCCGTACTTTCCAGATAGTTGTGCTTTCAAAGAGCCATCCGGGAGGATAGCCAGCTTATTATCTGGATCGCTACCGTCTCGCAAAGTGATGTTGCTCCAGACAACTTCCTCTGGGGCAACTACGCTCGCATCAACAGATACCTTCATTCTGCCACCCTCTATCCCTAGCGGGTTACCTTCTGCATCATAAATAACTATATCTTGAGTTTTAGGAAACCAACCGGTGCCATCAAAAACAAATAATCGGGAAGTATCCTCTTCCAAAAATGTGCTGCCAACACTACAATCAAGGGGTTTTGTGGCCGTTGATGGGCCGACATATCTTTCGATTTGAGTAAGTTGTTTTACAGTCATGCTCTTCCTTCTCCTTTCTCTTTTTCGGGATAAGGCTATATTTAATCGCCTGTTCTAAAACTTTTTCTCGCATTGCATGCTCAAGGTGCATAGGATCACCTCATTTCAAAGAAAGGGGGGCGGGAAACCGCCCCTTAGTCTTAAGTCTCCCCTCAGTCTTAACCAGCACTGGGAACCGAAATGGGGCTGATCAACGTTTCGCCTACGCCCCAAGACTCAGGCTTGACTCTGCCTTGGTACAAAATGGCGTACAAGTCTGCTCCCGACGAGTTAGTAAGGGTGGCCGTCAACTTGCCGGCGCTCTCGATAGGACGATAAATGTCTACATACAGCACGCCAGCTGTACCCTTTGTGACTTCGGCGACATCGCCCTCCTCATCAGCAACTTCAAGCTTGGTGCCATTGCCAAGAAACAAGACGCCATCGTAGTTGGTTGGATCAACTTCGGTGGTGCCAGACACTAACAGCATCACTTTAACATTTTTGCTTAAATTCACTTTTACCCCTCCTTCTAGCTGGTAGCCATTTGTAGACGAACAAAGGCTTCTTCAAGCACGGGCATACCATCGGTTTCTAGACGTCCAATGAAGCCGGTTTGGTTAGTCCTGGCGTAAAGCTCAACCAGACGCTGAATTTGCATGTCGAGTGCATCAGCGATCCAGTAGTAGCGGAAATCACCAAGAATGGCAACGTAATTGCTTCGTGCCAAAGTGGATGGTGCATATTCAGACAAGGTATAAGGAATCTCCAAAATCCTGTCCGGCACTCCGCCTGCAATGCCAGGCTGCCACAAGTATTGACCGTTATCATCTTTGAGTTTACGAATTTCCGCCAGAACCAAGCGATGGAGCATCCAACGAGCTCTAGCGTGATACTGCCCTTTGAGCGCATACTTCGCATCAATTAAGCTATCCGCCTTGATTACTGTCTTGGTGTTAGAGCCCACAACGTCACGGGAAGTAGAAATGCCATCAGCCGACGCCGTGAAGAGCCCGAGAGGCTTCTGGTTGCCATCGCCGGTCATGTACGCCTTTTCGGCGGCTACACCATGCTTATATGCCAACCTCTCACGAACAAGCTGCTCGGGGTTGATTGCAGCAATGCGAAGTAGCTTGTTGGAAACCTTCACGAGCTTAGCAAGAGGATACGGGCGCAACTCGCGTTTACCAAAAGCAATTTCAGACTCATCACCAGTAGCAAGCTCGGACGTCCAATCGGCATCGTCCAAATCGCTATCAAGCGTAGGTACACCAAGGCTTGCAGCGGTTGTCAAAGGAATTACATTGGCAAATTGACGTAATGGCGCAATGTCATCTACCTCTTTGAGCAACTGGGCAACGAACTTTTGCGGGGCAACAATATAACCGCCGCCCACATCGTTGTCGGCTTGCATGGCGCGATATTCATCAGCAGTTAAAGCACTGGTTCCGCTAGTTACAAAGCGTTGGAAGGCAGACATATAAGCTTCACTGGCTCGATCTTCCATCTTTCCTTTGTCGTCTGTGGGCCAAGGGCCCTTATTCCTCGGGTTAGGTGGATCATCTTTCAATCCATCCTCCAGGGCGGCCTGACGTTCTTCGCGCTCAATGCGGGTGCCAAGCTTATCCACTTCTTCCATCAGGCGGTCATAGCGCTGCTCTTCCTCAGCGCTAAGATCCCGCTTTTCGACTTCTTGTAGATCAAGAATTTCGCGGGCCTCTTTGACCAGTTTTGCGCGTTCTTGGCGCATTTCAATAATCCTCATGATTTCATCTCCTTAAATTGATTTTTCCAAGAGTTCTAAACGGCGTTTGCGCATGGCCAGCGCCCGCTGGCGTTCTGCTATCTCAACGGAATTCTCCTGCGCCCGCAGGTACTCCGCAAAAGAATCATATTCTTCCTGTAGGGAACGCACGTTTGCGCTTGTCCCTTCATAGGCCGGGTAGGAAACCGGGCCCATTTCACCAATTATGCTGAATGCAAAGATTTCACGAAGGTACGTTCCGTCTTTGCGTTTAGTGATTTTTTCATCCTGGGGATCAACCCCAAAAGTGAAGCTGGAACCGTCAATGTCGCCCCGCTCAATGGAAACCATTAAATCTCGGGCCCACTGTGCATCAGGAGGCACAACAACATAGCGGACCCCGTGGTTATCCTCTTCAAGTTTCAATGTGCCGCTTTTGGTTCGCCCCAGAATTTTGTCCTGGCTGTGGTTAAAGGCCGAACGAATGTCAGGATTAGCTGCTAAGACTTTAGTAGCCGCCCCGGGGTGGATTATTTCGTGAAGATCATCCCAGATGCGAGTTTCTTGCCCATAGATAATGCCGTACCCGGTAATCTCAGGGACGGCATCTTGTTCACTTCTGATTTCAAGCTTTGATTGTTCAAGATCAAGCAGTCGTTTTCTAAGGTTCATTTTGCACCTCCTATGCAGGTTCTATTACGCACTGGCATCCATCGTGCAGTGGCGGATGGAAACACGGCTTTCGTAATTTCATTACCCCGTCTTCGCTTGCAAGCTGATCATTGCTGCCGACAAACGCTTGTTCAATGCCTACGATGCGTCCGTGCAGCTCCTCACAATATGGACACGGGTCTCCGCCAGCGTTAATCCACCGCAGTTTGGTAAAGCCAAGACCAGCAAACACATATTTGGCAACTGCATTACCCGCCTCTACGGTCTCCTTCTTGGCCACCTTCTGAGGTCTGCGTTCTTCCCACTCGTCGAGACGTTCCTCTACAAGCTCATAAGCGTCTTGGTTCTCTTCAAGCGCCTGTCTGGTTAGCGCTTTAAGTTGCCCTAAACTCGCTGCGATGTGGTTCTTGGCCCAAACTTCGGCGTAGCCCCGCATCCACTCTTGGAGTTCTGGGGTCATTGCCGCTTCTGCACCAACTTCGGCAGCCGCTTGCGCCTGAACAGCCTCTGCGTAAGTCAAAAGCACCGGTAGGATCATCCTAGTCATCCAGTCCGGTGCTTCTCTGTAGAATTCTTCTAACCATACCGCGAACGATTGTTCGTCACGTTCTAATAATTTCTTTGCTTGTCGCATAATGTCTGCTTTCTCTCTGCGAATTATTCTTGTGGCAGAGTCAACAAACAACCTTTCAAAGCTTTGAGCCAACTTTCTTCTTGCTGTTCCTCCGCCCGTCTCTGCTCGGGTCTCCGTAGGTGCCGTTTTGCTTCTGTACACCTCTTCCGGCGGTTTAGATAGATTTTCAAGCGACACCATGTTCATTGGGGCAAAATAGACCTTCCCTTGACCATCCGGCATGGCATTCATATTCTCCGCCTCTCGTATCTCGTCAGCGTTCATCCACCCCCACTGGCGAGCGGTAGCGTATGCCTCATAGCGACTTGTCGTGTCGCCGCGTAGTAACCCTTCAATGAGAAACTCGCTGAAATAGGGTTTGCGTTCTTTGGGTGTCAACAATTGTGTGTTGACAGCCGACTCCCAGCGTCTAAACCATGGCAACATTGTATCAACCACAAACTCGATGGATTGCTGTTCGATGTTAGAGTATGTGGCCTGCTCCATTTCCTGAATCTTATGGAGCGGCATTCGAT